CACTACAATGCCCAGACACTCAAAAGCCACCTTGGTCCACTTCCAAAAATCAGCCCATTCAAAGTTATCAGAGGCTGGTCCTCCAAGGGGCATCAATGGTCCCAACTCCTTCAACATTGGAAAGAAGAAAGCATTGGAGTCTGCTGGCTTCTCCATGCAGTTGACATAAGTGCCAGTTGTTGTACTGGTAAACTCAAACGTGAGCACAACTGTAATCGCCAAACTGGCGCCAGCACCCAGACCCTCATACATCGTCATTGTTGGCGTCACTTGCGGGTCTGCTTCAATGGCAGGATACACTCTTGGAGACCCCGCCATGAATGTTGGTCCTACTCCTTGTGAGATCAATAAGTTAGCGGGTGTTTGCATGGGCCTCATAGCTTGAAACTTTGCAGCTACGATGCCATCATTAGACAGCACGAGCAAACCTGGCTCACTGTCTATGTCTCTCCACTCACCAGTGCCAGTGTACCTGGCCACAACATATGACCCATCAATTCCCTTCCCTCTATAGGTCTTGGGGAAGGACGTCAGCTGAGCTACTGACGTGGGCAAGCCATCTAGTTGGTAGGCCCTGCCCATCATCTCCACATCTGGAACTTCTGTATAGGTGTTGCTAGACGCTTCCCAGAATACTGTCGGCCACATTCCACTATTTTGGATCTTCATAGCTCTCCACAAAGGTCGGCATGCTATCAGACCAGAGGCGCTAAGAGGGGCCGTTGTGTTCTCGACCGTTACACTCTGCGCCATGGCCCTCCAGTTTTGAAAGTTTTCCATGCCCGAGCTTCGCATAGCTACTGCATTGTAAACATAGCCGCCACTCAAAGTGGTTCCAGTTCTGTTGGTGAAATTACCCACACTCAGGTACTTGGGGTGGGTAATAGTGGCCCCAGTCCCAGGGGTACAATAGGGGCCTCTCTCTGTTCCATAATTAAGGGAAGCATAAGTTCCAAAATACAATTGTTGACTGGTTCCTGTAATGTTGCCGTCCCAGTCAATTGCGGTTCCTAGGTTCCCGGTGCCCTCGGTTATAATTGGATTGGAAAACACATTTGTCCCAGTCCAGTTATGTGTTGACGCCGAGGTGGAAACTATGTATGGCATGTCAAGAGATGGTATGGTGACGATAGCCACATTCATAGGGGATGCTGTGGAGTTCTTGATGGTAAAAGTCTTAGTCATGGTCATGGCTTTAGTTCTAGGCATACCGGCATTTGGTAAGCCTTTATCACATTGAATGTCTGCGGGGCTAAGGATGTGGGCAAACGTTGTAGCATTGTCCTTTCCTCCAAGCATCCTTGTCAACTTTGCCGCCTCAGACTTGTGACGTGGTGCTGCATCGGATATTCTAGCTGCTTTCCTTTGGTAAATTCGCCCATTGTACTTAGCATTGCCCATGGCTGCTGTCTCCGCTGCGATTCTCACCTTCTTCGCTTTCTTTTCAGATTTCTTCTTAGACTGTTGTACAGCCTTCTCAGCTCTTTTGTGAGCTAATTCTTGAGCTCCAGCCTTCCTTGGCGAACTCATGTAAATACTGTGATTTACGATGTGCTGTGGGATTGGAGAAAATCAAAATAGATATCCCAATCTCGCTTGGTGGTCTTTCCAAGCCGTATTTGTTCCATCTGCTTTTCGAGGTATAGTTGCCTAGCGACACTGATGTTCCAAGCCACTGCAAAGCTTTCCCTCGTCGCCATGCTAATGGGCAATGGTTTGGCCTTTGGAGGCTTCATGTACTCCAGCATGGCTCTGTCATGTTGTGGTAGGTGCTGCCAGTATCTTCCCCTACCTATCTTTATCAGCCTGCATGCCATAGCTTGCAGGACAGGCACTCCTGTGTTACACGCCAACTCGCACATCCCTACTGATCGAACCAACCTCGGGATAAAGTTGCGACCATAATTTCTGGTCGTCCAGCTGAGTCTTGCCAGCACTCTGAAAGGGTTCCTAACCATCCGCCACTCTCCATCTAGGCAAACTGGTTTGCTCTGGCAAAATTCAATTTCC